GGTCAGTTGCATTGGGGTGTTCCTCTCAACATGGCTAATATACATCGGATGGGGGGTCTGGTCAAGGGGTCTGGACCAGTTTGCCAACTGGCACAGTCAGAAAAAGACTTCCAGACCTTTCAAGTTAAGCTGCATCGCGGTGTAATTCCTTGTCTGTTTAATGTCAACTACACTCCCTGCCTTCTTAGCATTAACTGGGGCATAGTATTCTCCTTTTTTTCCATTGTAGAATCCCCAGATAGTCCGAACATCATCAGTAGTATAAGAATAATTACGGTGATCCCGTAACCAAATAGCAATAACGTTCCGCTTGTGTTCAGTAACTTCATAGGAGTAGCCTTCGGGTGCTTCATGAATGAAAGTAGGAGGAAGTTCAATCAACATTTACCTCCCGCATTTGATTAACAATGGCACTCAGATCATCTGCAACATCAGACATCGCAGAACGTGAATATCCTGTTGCATAAGGATAACCTTGATCTTCATTGTTAGGTGCGTCATTACAAACATTGATCGCAGCATTTAGACGATCAATCATCATTACCAGTTGATCATCAATAGGGAAAGTGTTCATGAGTCGAGAAGAGAAATGTCGTAGGAAGTAAAGTTAGGATATTGTTTTTCCACCCATTTTGATAACTTATTATTCTGTGATTTGATTCCCTTTTGTGTTTTTGGTTTGGTGGGCATGTCTTTTAAGAATGACAAATGCCCTTCGTCCGTTGTTACTTGAATTTTATAAGTTGCTGTTGTGGTTTGCATCACCAGATTTCAGTAAAACGTTTGTGAGTTGCTTTGGTCATTCTACCTTCGTTCAACATGTTGTCGCAGACATTGACAAAGACTTGAAACTTTTGTTCACGGGTGAGAGTATCAGCTCCATCACAATCTTTCATGATTCGGAGCATTTGTGCTTTTGAAGTGATCATTCGCTCAGTGGGGAGAGAGTACGCCAGGGACCATAATCGTTCAATACAGTATTGTAATCGATCGATTTAATACACCAACCTGATGCAGTTGTGATCTCATCAATTAGATCATCTTCATCATCCGCTTCCCAAGTTGTTGCCAGGACTTCATCAATTACATCCTGATCATAGTTTTCAACCTCAAAACCATCATCAAAATCAAATTCAATTTGTGTGACTTGGAATTGCATTTAGGTGGAATCCTTCAGACAAGGCCAGTATAGCGCCTTACAGGCGATTCTAGGGGCAGCCAGGACAGTTCCTCAACTGGCCCACCGCTTGCGTTGGTTGAAGTTTGCTACACTGAAAATCTCACGATCCACGATCTTAGTCATCTCACCATATTCATCAGAGATAACAAACCCTTCCTGCTTCACTTTCATGCCATTGATGTAAGCATCTGGAGCATCAGTAATGATCAACGAATCAATGAACTCTTCCTTCATTTCAATCACCATCTGATACAGATTGGCAAGATGAACACAACCAAAGATTTCGGTGAGCAATGCGTCAGTCAAAGGTTTGCCTTCTCTCACGAAAGCATTGATAATTTGCTTACAAACTTTGGCAGTAGCATCATCAAGAAACTTGATCGCATCAGTGTTGATTTGTGGAACAAGTACGTCATTGATGTGAATACGATCAACGGAAGGCTGAACCCACTTGATCTTCGGATGATTGTCAAACAGTTGAATCAGTGGAAATGCAGTCATCTCCCGCAGATCTTTTTTGTCATAGCAATCGTAATAGAAAGTATGAGGAGCAATGATCAGTTTTTGAGTAACAAACTCACGGAACTCATAAGTGATAACATTCTGACCAAACTTGGTGCCATTGCCCCATCCAATAAAATCACCCTGATAGACTTGCTCAGTGCGGGGAAGATATTTGAAGCAAGTGTGCAGAATCTCTGCAACTTCATCATCATAGAATTGATCAATCTCATCGTGAGAGTGAGCAATACGGATCTTTTTCTTGTTGAACACAGCTTTAGTGCCAACAAAGAATTTGCCATTGGCAGGATTGGTTCCCCACACGATTGCAGGAGAACCATCCATCTTCACAGAAACATTCTGTGGATTGTAAAGAGTTTCGATTGCAGACAGATCACCAGTCAGGATTGAATCTTCGATGTGTTCGATGTGCTTGTTCTGCATTGAATCCTTTGGTTACTTGGCTAATATACACGGAATAGGGGGCCCCGTCAAGGAGTTTAGTCCAGTTCGGGAATTGGCCTATGACCTAGAACTGCGTCAAGTGCCTCCTGCGCTTTCTTTCCTCTTTCAATGTGATAATCTCTTAGTTCAATGAGACAATTCCTAAGATCTTTGTAGAATACATCTACATCACAATCACCTTCATTAAGATATTCATCGAGTGAATCTGATAAACGTGACTTACGTTGTTCTTCAAACGTAGTGAACGTCATTTCCTTGTAATCACTATTTGTTGGATACACATTCATGGGTATGCTCCAGGGTTTCCATAACACCAGGGATGTAAGGATGTCCAAACTCCCATGCAACGACAGCGATAAATCCGACGATTAGATACTTCATTTGACTAAAAATTGTTCCTCGTAGTTTAGTAGATCTTGGGGAGCAAGATCCCCAACGTTTCCATCATATTCTACAGCATTTTTCCATTGCTGTCCAACTTTTTCATACAGTTTGATGCCCAGGTGTCCATACTTTTTGTTAGTTGGCACATAAACTTTGTAATCCACACCATCATTATCCGTCAGCAAGCTTAGTTGCTTGTTTTCAGACTTGGTGACACATACTGTAGTTCTTGCTAGATTGAATAGATTCTCAAATACAGTATAATCGGACAGGTACAGATCTGGATTATCCATGATCATCCTGGCGATGAACTGTGGCGACAAACAATGATCATTTGTGCGCTCATTTGAGTCATTTAGTGCTGCTTCACTGATCAATCCAGTGTGATTGTATCCAGAACAGAAGACTAGATCATAGTAAATGCGTGTGATTGGACGAAAATAGTCGGGATCATTCCACAGCTCCGCGTTGGCGCGGAGTGCATTGAAAGCAGTGCGGCAATAAACTCTCCAATCCTTCATTTGTTGTCTAGATAAGTTTCAGAATAAGCGAGAGGGTAAATTTCATTTAGAATCTCATTGTATTCTTCATAAAATTTACTAGAGACAATCTGATTTACTTGTTGTTTGCGAACTGCATCAAAGATAAGTTTCCATTGATGGTGCGAAAGTTCTGGCATTAGTGCTTTGCTGTGCATCTTAGTTATCATACCTCAGAGATAGAGATAACCGCCTGCCCAATCGGCACGACGAAACATTTCTTCACGGGATTCAATCCGCAAGACATTGTAACGAACATGTTTTGCAGGTGCTTTGACACTGGCGGGTTTGAAAACATCACCCGTTTTCTTATCAACAAAGGCATGGATAGAACGGGATCCAGCACCAGTTTCCATCCAAACTTTATGATACTTACGGGCAGTTTCAACGTAGAATTTGTAATCACTTGTTCCGCCATTGTTGCGTCCCTTGAAATCTTGCAGGAGACAATCGCAGAGCATCAAGCAATACTTACGGATGTTGAGCTCAATGGTGTTTTGTGCATCTTTCTGAGCAGTGTATTCAGCGAAAGACTGGGTTGTCATGTGGGGAAACCTCTCAACATGGCCAATATATCCCGAATCAGTGCCAGGGTCAAGGGATCTGTACCAGTTCAGGAACTGGCCTTTTTCTTCCGTGGTTTTCTCTTTGGTTTCTCGGGTGGTTTTAGTGATGGATCTTTATATCGAACATCAACTTTTAGACGTGGTTTCTTTACTCTATCATATTGTTTTTGCATGTGCTCATGACATTGAAACCATGCTACTCTTGTAATACCTTTCTCTTTCCATTCCATACGAATAGGGAAAGTTTCCCATGGAAATAGTTCTGCAATCTTATCCTTTGATAATCTAGGCATCAATCTACATCATCACTCTTCAAATACTTTCTCCTGATCTTATAGGATTTTTCACGAAAATGTGATTCAAGGTTTTCACTAAATTCTTTCAAGTCAGTGTAAACACATTTTGTTTGTGCCTCGTATCTTTTAGCCATCATATCCCAATATCTCACTTCACGCAAGTCTTCCATATCACGAATCCAAGATTTTGACCAGAATACAACAGCATCTCTTTCACCAGCCACAACTTCAGATACCATGTGACAAGTTCCAGTTTCATATGTGATGCCCCATCCAGCATCTAATTTAAATCTTTCCTCTTTTTTATCAATCCATAGACACAATTCACCACCAGCATAAGTATCTGGATCATTGAGAAATATAGTAGTGCTAAAGTCACCTAAGTTCCAATGATCATAATGACATCTATAGTAACCACCAGTAGGAGTTCTTGTAATAAAAGGAGTGCGTGTTGTTCTTGCTATGGTAAAATCAATAAACTCACCATTCTGATCCATCCCCTCATATAAAATTTCAGGATTTGATAGTTTAGTTTGAAGATTATTTTTAATAGCCTTACCCTCACATCCAGGTTTGGGTGTATATGATTCTAGGCCGTCATTCCAAGTGCAATACTTATATGAACTCTTAATTTTTTTAATTTGATCTTCATCAAAGAATTTACTAATCAAATAAGACATCAATTAAACCACGAAACGACAGAATATCTTTCACCAGAAGTCACAGGAGTGACTTGATGTGGATAAGTATAAGATGACGGAAAAACTACAACTGAACCTTTCTTAAGTTCTTGTGTATGTTGACCGTCAAAAAATTTAAGTTCACCACCTTCATAACCATCATTTAATGCTAAAATGACAGAACACGTTCTGTGATAGTCAATACCAGCATCAACATGTTGAGAATACTTTCCACCTTCCAAATATTTTAGAAGAAAGTATCCTTCATCATTTCTTACATCAAAAAATGGAAATCTTTCACTGTATTTTGCTATAGATTTGCTGAATACAGTGTATAACGCCTGATCTATATTTTTTTCTGAAGGATATTTGCTAACAGGAATAGTATAGCATACTCTTGACTTAGATCTTACATTATCTTGGGAAGATCCGCTAGTTGTAGCTTCTTCCCATTTATCGCTTTTCAAATATCTTGCGACAATTTCATCACAAGTATTAGGGTGCATCATATCATCAAAAGAGACAATATAGTCTCTAAGATCAAGAGTAAGTTTCATAACGAAAGTGTATATTAGTGAGAGTGAATAACTCCGTTTGCGTGAACGTGTGGAACTACGCTGTTGTATAGATGGAATTGACCATGTTGGATGCCAGCACCCAGTAGAGCTCCAGCAACAATTAATGGTGCAAATCGTAAAAATCTCAAAGCCATAGTAGATCGAACGAATGAATCACGATTATTTAGGACGGATTATCTGTGGAATGTACCCATCCAGTGCAAATATATTTTGTCTCATATTTTGGTGGATAACCCCTGTGGCCATAAGTCCAAGTAGCTGGGAACATTACCATTGTTCCTTGTTTTGGTTGAACTCTTGTTCCATCACTAAATTCGGTATAACCATCTTCAATAATATCATTCAAATACCAAATAAAAGTTAGATACCTAGGATATTTCTTTTGATACAAGGAAAAATCATTATGCCAGATATAAAAATCTCCTGGTTTAGTTCTTTGTATCTGATACCCACAATCATAAAAATTTTTTGCTACTGCATTAAGTCTGAATATGTCACCGAAAGATTGTCCGAATGATGTCATACCATTGATATATTCTTCAATCTTAGGTGTCAAACAATCTGCAAATACTTTATCTTCAGATGCCCAATAATCCTTGTCCGTGATAGTAAGATCTACAGATCTCTTAGTATCTCCCCATGCACCAGAGGAAACTTCTCCTTGATACTTATATGGATCTTCTTCATACTTTCTAATACAATGATCACAAAACTCTGGCTCAAGAACATTATCCCATATTTTGATTAGATCCTTAAATTGAACCTTGGGTTCATATGGGTTTTGGTCAACTTCAACCTCAAATAATGCCCGATTGATTTTCTCACCCTTTGAATTTGTGTCAGGTGAGTTTTCATCGTCAGGATTTGAATCAGGAATGTAGTAATACTTTTCTTTGTCTCTTTCCATCATTTGTACTCGTATAGGAACCCATCATTGGTGGTATAATGTACTTTATCTATGCCTGCTTCTTTGAGTGCTAATGCACAAACTGGACATGGTTTTGCCATACGAAGTTCATCATGATTGTGTCCACCAAGTCTTGCAACTACGATTGTATCACATTCTTCTCTACATTTCACCAAAGCTGCGATCTCGGCATGTAAAAAGATCTTTTCATGCAATCCCACTCGTTCAGCGAACCGTGCCTGTATAGGATGCGTTTTCGTTTCGATATTTGTGGCAGTTACCACTACTCTACTCTTATTGAGCAAAATAGCACCCACTTGCTTCTTAGATGGTGATGACCTGGCAGTTTCAATCGCCAGATCGTAGATAGAATCAGACAGCATCAGCGGCGCACCGTGGAGATGGCCGGTTCTCCCTGCTCAAAGACGCAATCGACGACCGCCTGAACGCTTCTAGCAGT